CAGTTTACGTTTCTCAATCAGTAATATTATGGCGACCTAGAAAAGATGGTGGCGGTATTTTAGCTCGTGCTGATGACGGAATTCACTGGGATCGACCAAGCCAAGAATTTGAGGTAAAGCTAGACACTGGGCAAAAGGTTATTTGGAACACCGGAGCTACAGTGCAACAAGGTGGCTTAACTAATTTTGGTACTATGGACCCTAATGATAAAAATTCTTATCCAGCTGCTACTAGAATGATTAATATAATAGCGATGTTTCCAGAACACGTAGATCTTAGTCCAGCTGCTATTTCCTTACAAAGGTCATCTTTTAAGGTAGGTCAGCAATTTGTATCCAAATTAGCTATAAGTAAATTGCCTAGTTGGTCAAGGGTGTTTGATCTTACAAGTAGAAAAGACCGTAACTCTAATAATGATAGTTACTTTAATTGGCATTTTCAAGCTTCTAATGATACAAGTGGTACAATACCTAAAGCTAGGATTATATCAGAAGAAGACGTATCTACTTACAGAGGTATGTATGAGCATTTTTCTCAAAAAGGATTTGGCCTTTCTGGTGAAGATGAGCAGGATGATGCAGTTAGTGAAACTGATGATCAGCCCAACTTCTAATAACAGGCCCCCTGCTTGTTGTGGGGGGCCATATTTCTAGGTGTACTATGACTGATGAATTACTTCAAAGACTTTCTAACTGTAAAAAGGTAGTATTAGATGTTGAAACCTCAGGGCTTGATTGGAAGCGTAATTATGCTGTTGGTTATGTGTTTACTTTTTCTACCAATCCTAATGATAGCTATTACATACCTGTTCGTCATAGGTATAACAACATTGATAACTTTGATGCCCCGAAAGAAGAAACCTGCCCACACCCCAAAAATCACCCATTTGAAATGGACATTCATTCTATTTTTAAGCATAGGTCTATACACATCATTGGTCACAATTTAGCATTTGATTTAAAATTCTTACATAGACACAATATAGACATATCTAAGTGTACTTTTGAAGATACGATGATTAATGCAGGATTAATTAACGAGTATAGATCGTCCTATTCATTAGAAAATTGTTGTATAGATGCTGGTGTACAGCCTAAAAAAGGCGGTGACCTATATCAATATTTAAAAAGCAAATTTGGTGGGCCAGATACTAGTAAACAGATGGCTAATTATTGGAAATTAGATGGTCTTGATGAAATGGGTACAGAGTATGCTAAAGGGGATGGTACATCAACATATCAATTATGGGAACAACAGCAAAAAGATTTAGACTCTCAAGATCTTAGAAAAATATGGAATTTAGAAAATAAAGTAATTAGAGTACTACATAGAATGGTAGTAAGAGGTGTTAAGATTGATGAAGATAGATTAAATAGCGTTTCAAACGTAGTGGCTCAACGACTAGAAGAAGCTAATACAAGTCTGCCTAAAGATTTAAATATTAGGTCAGGCGTACAAATGAAAATGCTATTTGACAAAGCTGGTATAACTGACTACCCTATTACTAGTAAAGGTAATCCATCTTTTACTGAAAACTATTTACTAACTAGTGATCTTGGTCGAAGGATAGTTGCTTCTAGAAAATATGGTAATCTACTTAATTCTTTTATATCACCTATGAACACACACATATTTAAAGGAAGAATACACACTGAATTTAATCAATCTAGATCAGATCAATTTGGCACTATAACAGGACGACTTAGCTCTTCTAGACCCAATATGCAACAAGTACCTAAAAGAAATAAAGAATTAGGACAATTGTTTAGGTCAGTGTTTGTACCAGATAAGGGTATGATATGGGGTAGTGTAGACTATAGTCAATGTGAACCACGATTACTAGCGCATTATTCAAAATGCAAAGTGTTGTTAGCTGGATATTTGTCTGATCCACCTATAGACGCACACACGGCTGTTGCGAATGCTGCTAACATTGATAGAGATTCTGGTAAAAGACTTAACCAAGGTCTATTAACTGGTATGGGTAAAGCTAAATTAATTGCTGAATTAGGGGTATCTGAGGTTGAAGGCGAAAAGATTTGGACTGACTATTTCACATCAATGCCTGAGATAAAAATACTTCAAAGGAAAGCTGCTGATAGAATGAAATCTATTGGATTTGTAAAAAGCATAATGGGCAGAAAAGCACGTATGGATAGAAGGTCTGGTTATGACATGAGTTACAAAGCTATAAATAGGCTATTACAGTGTGGTAATGCTGATATTATTAAACAAGCTATGGTAAATATAGATAATTATTTAGAAGCTAATGGAGACAGAGTAAATATGTTATTAAGTATACATGATTCAATTGATTTTCAATTTTGTGAAGAAGATAGACAACATTTTAACACAGCTTTAGAAATAATGCAGGACTTTGGTCCTAAAAAGACTATTGAGCTACAAGTTCCAATGGTAGTAGATGTCGGAGAAGGTAACAATTGGTCGGAGGCCAGCTATGGATGAATTAACTTTACAATCTCGTATAGTAAAAGAAGTAAAGAAGAAAAAAGGGTGGGCTATTAAAATGGCTAATAGACACCAAGGTGGAGTACCAGATTTATTTATAAAAATGTACACTTTACCAGCTGTATTTATTGAATGTAAAAAAGATAAACTAGCACTAACTAAACTACAGATTGAGACATTAAAAAGGCTTCACGTAGCTAATATGCCAGCTGGTTGGTTATTATATAAACCAGAAGGTAGATTTCATGTAATGTACGTTGGTGCTGATCCAGAAGCGCAGGATTATACTAAAAATTCTCATTGTATTACTTTTGCAGGTAATGATTGGGAAATAGGGTCAATAATAACTAGTATTAACAGTTGGTCAAAAATTGAAATGGATAAATTAGGATGACGAAGCACATAAAATATGATTCTATGAAAAGGAGATGGAGATTGTTACCATACGAAGTATTACAGCAAGTAGTAGATATTTTTGATTTTGGTGCAGAAAAGTACGGAGTAAATAATTGGAAAGAGTGTGATGATTGGGATAGATATTTTGATGCAATGATGAGACACGTAATTGCTTGGCGCACAGGAGAGATAAATGATAAGGAAAGTGGTAAGCACCACTTGGCACACGTAATATGTAATGCGTGGTTTTTAATATGGGCAGATAATAATAAGGTGAAAAATGAGCGTGTATAAACATGAGTATAAATATATAAGAAAAGGTACAGCTTCAGTATTAGTAGATGGACAATTTGGGTCTACTGGTAAAGGATTATTGGCTGCATTTCTAGCTTTACAATCATGTAATGAAGTAGATATAGCTACAACAAATGCTAGTGCAAATGCAGGTCATTGGACTAAATTTATAGAAACACCAGATAAAAATTTTTGTTGTTTTCATTTGCCTACTTTTGGTGTTATACAAGAAGATGCACTTATATATATCAATTCAGGCGCAATAATTAATGTAGATTTATTAATGCAAGAAGTAGACGAAATTGGTATTAATAGTAGTAGGATTATTATCCATCCTAATGCGACTATTATTGACCAGTTAGATATAGAAGAAGAAATGAGTCAATTTTCACCTGCAACTAAAATATCCTCTACTAGAAAAGGTGTTGGTGAAGCTTTAGCTAGAAAAATTAGAAGAGTAGCTGACATTGCTAAAGACAATAAGGTTTTAAAGTCTAGATTTAAGATTGATAGAATTGATCTTAATGACAGGTTAAATCGTGATGCAAAAGTGTCAGTAGAGGTTCCGCAAGGACACAGCCTATCAATTAATGGGCAATTTTACCCTTATTGCACTTCTAGAAATTGCAACGTAAGTCAAGGTGTAGCTGACGCTGAAATACACCCAGTTTTTGTAGAAAACGTAGCTATGTCTCTTAGAACATACCCAATTAGAGTAGGATCTATTCCAGGAGAAGGTTACAGTGGCGATGTATACCCTGACCAAAAAGAAGTAACATTTAAGGATTTAGAAGTAGAAGAGGAGTATACTACTGTAACAAAACGTGTAAGAAGAATTTTTACATGGAGTCAATTGCAATTTGAAGAAGCAGTCTCACTTAACAGACCTACTACGATATTTTTAAATTTTTGCAATTACGCTACACCAGAATTGTTAGATGATATTATAAAAAGAATGTCTAAATCTTGTAAGACAGCTTTATCTTACCACCCAGACCTATTACTAGGCTGGGGTGCAGAGGTAGAGCAGGTAAAACCCTCACACATTAACTTAGATGGAGTCAAACCAGATGCCTACTTATATTACGATTAAAGAGACTATAGAAAAAAAGATACCTGTTACCAAAAATCAATTTGAAGTACACGGAGTTTGGTCTGAAAATAATGTTCATATATCTATTATGTATAAGCATAAACCTACAGGTAAAATATTTTACGAAGATTGTGAGCAAGTAAGAGATAGAAAATTTGACATTGTACCTTTTAATATGGAAAAATAAATATGCAAATGCTTAATCCAATACATAGAGTATTACAATACGTCCCTAGGTGGGTTATTATTAGAACCATAAAGCAACAGTCCGTAGCTGAACATTCGTATTATGTGTCTTTATATGCTACGGTTATCGCTAAATACTTAAACATGAGACTACAAGATATCAATTGGATAACACAATACGCTTTAACACATGATTTTAATGAAGCAGTAAGTGGTGACATACCTACTCCATATAAAAATGCATTAATAGTCATTAAAGATGATAAATTATTAGCAGTATCTAACCAAGTTGTTGATGAAGTACAAAGCAATGAATCTACAGACCTTAAATATTGCAAAGAAGTAGTAAAAACGGCTGATTTACTTGAAGCTTGTATGTATCTTAGAGACGAAGAGCATTTAGGCAATACTACAGTAGGCCCTTTACTTGCATTAATAGAGCAGAAATTACTAGAAATAGCTAAAAGTCTAGACACAGACTTGCCTAGGCTATTGCACGAAAATATATATAAAACGCCTAGAACCCACTTATATAGCCAAGAGGCGTTTTAATATGTATCCTTGGCACTTAAAAGGCACTCCGTATGCCGTTCAAAATAAAGCTTTAATTAAAGCTAACGGACAAAGAGGCTTTGGATTTTTTATGGAGATGGGGCTAGGTAAAACGGCTACTGCTTACAACGAATTTGTTAACCTATATACTATGGATTTAGTATCACAGATGATAATTATATGCCCACAGTCGCTAAAACAAGTATGGGTAGCAGAGGCTAAAGAATGGGAAGTAAAATTAAATATAGAAGCGTGGCCTAAAATTACAGACACGTGGGATATATTAGCTATTAATTATGAAGCTATGATCGGTAAAGGGGGCCAATACATAGAAGAACAATTGCAGTTAGGGGGTACTTATCTAGTCTTAGATGAATCAATTCACGTTAAAAATCCTAATGCTAAAAGAACTAAAAGGATAATAGGGCTGGCTAGTTATGCTTCTTATGTTAGAATATTGTCTGGTGCACCTATAGTAAAATCACCATTAGATATTTGGGGTCAATTTAGGTGTATTGGTGAATTAAAAGGTAAAAATCAGTATGCTTTTAGAAATAGATACTGTAAAATGGGCGGGTATTTAGGTAAACAGATAGTAGGAGTAAGAAATCATGATGAACTTACATCAATACTAGATCAATCGTCTTTTAGAGCCAAAAAAACGGAGTGGACGGACCTACCAGATACGTTATGCACTACAAGAAGATATACTTTATCTGGAGATCAATATAAACAGTATGAAACGATGCGTAAAGAATTAGTGCTACAAGTTGAAAATGAGACTATTACGGCTCCAATGGTTATAACACAGATGATGAAATTACAACAAATCTCTTCTGGTTTTATAATTGATGAGCAAGGTGAAATAAATGAATTAGTATTAGTAGATCAAAATCCTAAACTAATGTTAGTTAAAGAAATACTAGAAGAAATTAATACTAAAATAATTATTTTTGCATTTTATAAACAGTCGATTAAGTATTTAAGTAATTTAATGAAGCAATTAAAAATTACATACTCTACATTAAAAGGTAATCAATCTGAAGAGGACCAAGTGCACAATAAGCAACAATTTAATGAAGGTACAGCTACCGTAATGATAGCACAGCTTACAGCAGGAAAATATGGTCACACTTTATTAGGATCAAAAGAAAATCCTTGTCACACTACTATTTTTTATGAAAATAATTATGATTTAGATGCTCGTGTACAAGCTGAAGCAAGAAATCATCGTCATGGTCAAAACTACCCAGTTACTTATGTAGATATTATAGGCACATCATTAGATGAAAAAATAATACAAGCTTTACAAAAAAAGCAATCTATGGCTGAAGCTATTGTAGATTCTATTCAATTATCGGGTCATTAGGATTGTATTGGGCTACTTCCCCATCACAACAATCCAGGACAGGACGTTTACAACGAACACATTCGTAATGCCCTTTCACAAAAACATAGCCTTCACTGCCAACTATTGCACCACACCAAGGACAAGTATCTTCTAAGAAACTACTGCTCACACTCAAACAATCCTTTTTCTTCAAACCACCAATTAGGCGGTTGTGGCTGTAAATCTGTTCCTACTGCTAAAACGCATATTTCATTTTCTTTTTGAAGCACAGCAGAAAAAGTCGGGTTATCTTTGTCTTTGTTTACATATAATTTAAATAGAATACTGCCGTCATGGGCGGGTCCATACATTAAAATTTGTTCACCTACTTCTTTATTGCCAGCAATGAAAGCTCCAACAGGCAAGCAAATAGTTGGAAGCATCATAGGTCTAAATTTAGATTGACCTTGAACTTTGATAGGGTATAATAAAATAAATAGCACCAGTAATAATTTCATGTTAAGAACAATTTCCTTTCAGCTGCTCTCCTCAATACCAGCCCCTTAAGGATTTTACCGCCAGCCCTACGCCATTTAGGGAACTCGTCCGCAGCTCCTTCAAAATCACCTCTATTAATCTTCCTTCTTAATGTACTACTTTGCAACCGCCCAGACCCTAAATTATAAACAAAGCTCTGTAACGCTGAATGCTCATTTTCGTTTAATTCGACTTTGATAAGGCGATCCACCGCTTTTTCGCTCTTACGGATCTCTCGTAATAGTAGCTCTTCGGCTTCATCTTTAGTAATCGAGCGGTGAGATAAGGTGACGCGACTGCCATCAAAGGACCAAGTAGAACCAAATCCAATGGTGGCAACCATTGCCGAACAAAAATACGGTTTAGAACGAAATCCTTCAAATGTTTTAATTAAATCTAACCCTGTTTTGTTAATTCTCATTTCTTGGCTCTGTTGATTGCTCTTCCACCAAACCAAAATGCAATAACGGCTGCGAATAAGGCTTTTGTATCTTCATCCCAAACGGCATTGAGAGCCTCAAGACCACTGATCCCTGATGATGTGAGCGCAAGGTAAGCTGAGATTTCGACAAAACAAAAGAGCAAGAAGAAAGCGTAGGTAATAACAGGACGGACACTACCACGCAACCCATCCACCCATTTAACTCCAGTTGGTTGCATTGATTTTTGCAATGCTTCAACTTCACGGATATCTGCTTCAACATTAACCATCTCTAGCTTTTGTATCGCCAATTCTTTTTGTTGCTTTATCTGCACTTCCATTACAGCAAGCTCGTGCTTTTTGTCGCTTTTGTCTTGAAAATAGTCCATAACTTTGGGCAAAAAACTTGTTCCAAAACCAAGCAAAGAACCTAAAAGACTTAACATGATCTACTCCTTTTATTTCTAAACATCTTACAACAGCCATACCTATCATAATTTTTTAAGTTTTTCTATTTTAGCTTCAATATACTCTAATTTTACAGTATGCCTTTCAGACAATCTACTGTTTTTATCCATTACCTCTGGTGCCATCATTTTAGCAATTACATCTAACCTTTGTTTAATAGTTGAAAGGCTATTTTCTATTTTGTCAGTCCTGCTATCTGAATCACGCAACCTTTTTTCAACGTCCTTTAACATTTCAGTTAATCGAGCTATTTGTGCCTTTGCAACAGCTGCTGCTCCAGCCATTGATACAATAATTCCACCTATAGTAGCTAATAACTTTATATCTACAGATCCATCCATACTAACAACTCTTACAGTTGGCAGCTATTACCCACCAAATGCCCCCAATAATAAAAATAATAAGAACTGTCTGCCACGATGCAGTCCAGACTTTATGCCAAAATATTTTGTCTTTAGCTTTTTTCTTAGCTAAATATGCTTTAGCTTTTTCCTGCTGTTCTCTATGAGCTTTTAATCTTTCTGCTCTTAATTTGAGAATCTCTTCCCAAGTCCCATCGCCAAATTTGTTGTTTATTTGTATAGAAAGGTTAAGGATAGCACGGTCTATTTTTTTCTGTTCTAGTACTTCTGATACCACAGCTGATATTGATGTGTCTGAATCATCACCCCCTGTCTTATTAGCAATAGCCTTTTGCATTGCACTTTGGGGTTTATTTTTAGCATCTTTAACGTGCTGTTCTGCTTTGTCTCTATGATGAAACAGATTGTCTAAATGTCCTGCAATTCCTTGCACATCTTCAGCCGTTTCAAGAGCCGATTTACAGATCTCTATGCTTTTCTTTGCTAAGGCGAAACCAGCAGCAATTGTTACAGGATCCATTATCTATTACCTTCGCTTATTAACCCACGTTGCTTGTCTTTTAACTTTTCAACATCCACCATAATTTTTTCTACATCTTTTTGAAGCCTAGATATATTTACTTTATTGTGCATCATGTCACCTAGCTCTGCTTGTATCTTTTCAACCTGAGTAGCCATATGCTCAAGTAACATAAACTGTTCACTATCAGCAGGAAGAGAACCCATATCACCTCTCGGCCATTTAATCCTAAATTCATTATTCTTTTCTATGTCACCTTTAAGCTCTTTTTCTAAAGCATCTACGTCTTTTCGTACAAGTTGTTCAAACAATTCTAGTTTATTAAGTCTTTCTTGTACTCCAAACCAAGCCCAAACTCCAACAGCCACTGCAAGTACGATGGATATTAAGTTACGAATAGGCATGGCAATAGCAGAAGCATCACTAACCTTTAAATCATCTGCCATTACTTGTTACCTAGATGTTCAATAGGAAGCCATTTTTCACCTATTGCACCACCATCGTATTTTCTTAGCTTTAATTTGCCCTGTTTACATTCCCATCTAGCTCCAACGTGCATTTTACCTTGAGAACGCATTATTTTTCTTTTTACTTTAAGACATTCAGCCATACCACCTCTTGGCGTGTACTCCTTTAACTGCCCAGATATGAACATATGTAATATCCAACCGGCAAATACTTTTTCATCAGCTTTAATGCTGTTGAAAAAACATATGGTACACAAGCAAACCAATAATAATAACTTTGCCATAGTCTATGTTCCAAATAGTGCTGTTACCACCGAAAGTATTTTCCCACCATCTAAGTATTTTATCCATGTTTTTATCCTTTAAAAACTAGTCCTATAAGCAATAGTATAATTGCACCAGCTGAACTCATCATTACGACTTCAAGTCTTTTTAATCGATCAGCAACCATACCATATCGTTCAGCGCAAACTGCTTCATGCGTCTTTAAATGAGCAGACAAATCTGCTAAATCTTTTGCTATCTGTTGTCCGTACCCTTTGTTTAATTTCGTAGTCATTTTTTATCAATCAGGTTTCGTAGGCCACGTAACAGTAGCCGTTGGATCAGAAATAGTCGAGGGTAAGTCTCTTAAATCGGTGCGGTATTTTTTTCTTGCATCTGTAAACGTACCAGAAATATCAGACGATGCCCACCAATCGGTATCAGCTAGCAAAGAATTTCTTTTTCGTCTAATCTGTGCCATTTTTTTAGCTGAGTACCCATCTGAAAAAGCTTTTTCTTCCGCGTCTCTAGCCGTTTCTTCTTCGTCTGTTAGTTGAATACGCTGACCATTGACTTTTTTATACCTTGGCATTATTCTCTCCTACGCATGACTTATTCCAAAAGCAGTAATTCGGCCTGATGTTAGATTTCCAGACTCAGCTAAAAATTGTGCTCTGTCACAAGTAATGACAGCATTTCTAACTCCGGACATTACAACAAATCCTAAGTGACCATCATTATAAAGGTGTGCGGATTGGCTTGTTACAAGCGGTTTAATTGCACCATCGGATGGCTGATGTAAAAAAACAACGCCCCCGAATCCTTCACCTGTAGCATTACCAACACCCCCATTACCTGCCCCAGCCCCAAGATTAATATTAATTTGTGCCTCTGCACTATCGCCTGCCCCAGTTAAATCTGGCGCGCCATCGGTGGCTCGAAATACGCCTACCCATCGGTAGTCTGATGCCCCCGAATCAAATCCACTGCTGTCACCTAATCGCATATAAATATCCGCATCGTCTGTAGCAATTTTTAAATCTGAAATAACAAAAGCATATGTGTCGTAGGTTGCACTTAAACCGGTAAAATCAGCAGAAGCATCATCATCAATTGCAGCCGTTGAGATTAAAGTCCAAGCTCCTCCACTAGCAGCAGCAAACACTGGAACAGTACCAGCCCCTTGAGATTTTAAAAAATGTCCAGAAGTTCCTGCAGCCACAGTAGTAGGATTACCAGAAGCATCCCAAGTAATAAGTTCTCCATCAGTTCCATTTTTTAATTCTGTAAGACCAATAGCGTCATTAGCTACTTTAGCTTCGGTAATAGAATCATCAGAAATAGCAGACGTACCTATCTGCCCCTTAATAGGCTGTGGACCAATTATTCTCATCTTATGTAATCTCCATTACTGAAAGAACAACATCCAAAGCAGCACTTCCTGTTACAGAAAGCGTGTCTGTTGTTTCCATTACGACTTTATTGCCACTTAATATTTCAAGGGTAGTGTTTCCTGCAATTGCTGTTGTAGTTAAAAGCTCAACATCTTGGTTAGCTTCGTTGTTAGCACCTGCCCTGTTAGCTGTATCAGTACCTAATGTAACCGTTGCATTCGATGATCCGCTAGTAGTATTGCCTAGCATCAAACCTAAAATTATTGTAGTTGTTGAACTAGCTACAGTATAGATAACATCAGATGATGTTACCCCTGCCTTGGTAATTACCTTAAATGTATTCGCCATTTTTACTCCTTTGGGATACTATCCCTATTGTTAATTAACCTAAAGCTATTGCCAAAGCTGTTGCTGTTGCTTCACTAACTTCACCATCTGCTCCAGAACTACCAGTTGCACCAGTTGCACCAGTAGGAATTCCAAGCGCAAAAGCAAGTGCACCAGTACTTGCTGTAAACGAGACAGTAGCTGTAGCACTTGATCCAACGCTTAATGTACTTGTTGAAACAGATGCGCTTAGAACTCTTCCTGATACGTTTTCTAGAGCATCGGCATCACTATTCCAAGATAACAGTTTAGATGCGCTTGGCTCTGGAACTAAATTACTTGCTCCTCCTGTGTAGGTATCTGGGTATTTAAAAGCAGAATCTATGTCAGTCTTTTGCTCTTGAGCTATCATAGTTAATCGGTCAAGTGCCGTTTCATGACTATTAGCTGGGAATTCATCATTTTCAACATAATCAGTAGTTTGAGTTTGCGTAGTTTTGCGTCTTATATGCCATTGAACTGTATCAGCTGGAGCACTACCAGCAGTAACTGTTCCTGTTGACCCCTCTCCTCCAGTAACGGTGTAGTGTGTTGAATACGTTTTAGTAGATTCTGCCCCAGTAGCAATAGTACGTTCAATTACTTCTAACTCTGCAGTAGAGCCAGTACCAAAAAATGGAAACGTTACAGCGAAGGCCGTAGTTGATCCATTTCCTGTGTAAGATACTGTATTTGTAACCCCAGATATTGTCATGTTCTACTCCATTGTCATTTTAACACATTTTGAGCTTCAAATCAATCTATTTTTGATTTGTCTAGCTCTTCAACTAATTGCAAACCCATCTTTGCTACATTATTCATGTCTATATATAATTTGTCTATGTTTTCTCTTTTCCAATTTGCCAATTGTTCATCAGACATTCCTTCCATTCTAGATAATCTATGTATATTTCTTACCATTAGACTAAGATTTGACATAGCTTTTTTAAACCCTGATAGCCTTATAATATTGTTTGTTTGTACAGACATTTCAGCTAATTGCATAGCTGACTCAACTCTACCTTCTTTAATCAACCCTTTTATAGATTTTAGATATTTTTCTCTTCTAGCGTATTCATTATAAAATCTTTCTATAGATTTGGTATTTAAAGAAGGGTATCGTGATACAAATGCTTTTACAAGTGGAATGTTAGTTAATGATTGTGGTGTAGGGTCAATGTTTTCTGGAGTAAGCCCAACTGCTAACAACGCTTGATCAATAGCATCTAAAGCATACTTACCAAGGCCCCCTGTCCACCCTCTAACTATATGTTCTACCACAGACGGTGATGCTAATTTAGATTCTCCAACTAATGGTAGTGCACCCACTACAGCTCCAATTATTTTTGCCGTTTCTGAAGTGTGTAAAGAATATTGATACTCTGGTAACATACCTTCTCTATCTCTTGGTATTATAGGTCTATTTAAAAACATACTTTTATCTGCCCAAACTTCAATTGGGACACTTAATGCTTGAGGCATCATATTAGGTACTATAGACTTTGATAAGGATTTTAAAAATTCAGTAGCAGACCTATTGTCTTGAGCTATCATATACTCTATAAAATTTTCTGTGCCAGTGCCAAATATTAGTCCTAATTCAAAAGGTTTAGGTATGCGATATATTATATCATTTACCTCTACCATCCAATATAAATCTCTTTCCCATTGCGGTTTTTCTTTGTACCACTCCTCATCCCTATTTACTAAATGCAGTAACGCAGAAGGCATTACTAGACCAGCAAATACTTTAGCCGTCATAGCTACTGGGTTCTCTTTAAACGAACTTGCTAATTTAGCTTGACTTTGTGCAAAAGCATTAAAAAATGCAGACATAGCATTAAGTGATCTTGTTTTAGCTCCAAATTTTTGAAAATCTAATGTAATTTCTCTTGCTTTAAATGCTGCTTCCGTAACAGCTTCAATATTTGGCACACCTCTTTTGCGTGCTTTTCTAGCACTAATTTCAAATATTTTTACTCGTGTAGATTGTTCAATTAATCCGGATAGCGCACGTAATTGTTCAATAGGATTTTTTAATACATTTCTTACTGGTATGCTTTGTAGCATTTCTTTCATACCTTTTTGATGATAAGACCTATCAATAGATTGTAAATGAGCAAATTGACCACCACTAGCTACCCATTCTTGATAAGCCTTAGTTCTGCCTAAAACGTGACCTAATCCACGCATAGTATCTATAACAGGTATAAACCCATCTTTAGAATATAAACTAGCTTGAATTGTATCTCTAACAGCATTTCTACCCATAAAGTCTGGCGATAATACTGCACCACTTCGTAATAAGGAAGCTGGTAGTGCAAGCACTTTTACAGTAGCATCTAAAGTAGCACGATCCATAGCTCCTAAAGCTTCAATTAGTAATGGGTCTACTTCGTATACTTCTGGTTTACCGTCTTTATATCTAACTATATTATTTTCATTAATAAATACTTTTTTACGAAAAATAGTTAAATCTTGCTCACCTAGATTTATAGACTCATCTTTTAAATAAGGCTCTAGTATTTTTTGTAATTCTTTATTTTTAATTGTAGTAGCAGTAGTAGCTGCTTTTTTTCTAGCTATATAATTTAATTCAGGCTTAGTTTCTGCTAATTCAACAACAGCGTCCATTACCCTATTTCTTTCAGCTAAAGTAGTAAGCACATAAGTATTTCTCATAATAGACTCTATAGGGTCTATAATCATTCTTTCAGAACCACGCATTTTTTTAAGACTAGACGGTGTACCACCTCTTAGACCAGACCCCCCTGATTTTCCAGCGTCCATTACCCTATGAAAAGGTACGTAATCTTTATTTGCTTCTTTCATTGCTTCAAATTGGTCTTTGCTTAACATACCCGAATCATGCACATACTTTAATATACTTTCTTGATATACACGTAATCTTTGAAAATCTTTTTCAAATTTAGCTTTACCAGCTTTAACCACATTGTTAGCCATTACTGGATCAACGCTAGTTTCTATAGAATCTGGTCTTTTAGACAGTTCCATTACTCTTTTAGATATTGCATACTCTCTAAAAGCTTGTAAATCCCCCCTCTGATCAATAGGCCTTACTATATCTCTAAACGATTCTCCAATTTGTGACTTAGTTACATAATCTAATGCACCAAATTCTAAAAATGAATCTCCAACACCAGACACTCCTTTTAAATTTCTAGCTAAAACATATGGATCTAAGTTAGCAGGTAGCTTTTTGCCACCAGTAATATCTTTAACTACTCTTGCTAAAGGATGTAGGTCATCAAAAATATCTCGATATAGTTCATGTAATCCATATGGGCGTTTAGTATTAGAAGGCTGGTCAACAGAAATTCTGTTACTAACTTCAGTAGTATCATCCCTTCTAACTACTTTAGCGTCACCAATGCGCTGTATGTTTAATTTAGGGGCCTCTAACGCAGGAGTTTTCGTAGGAACCTCTAACGCAGGGGTTTCCGTAGGGGCCTCTAATTGTACATCCTTAGAACCTGCCCCAGCTAAACGCCCCTCCCCATGTTTTAATATTGCTGCAGCTTCCACCTCTGCGTACAAAGACTCAACTATTATTTTGGTAGTATTAGGGTGCAATTCATTCAGCAAACTTGGTACATAATCATTATATATCTCCTCAATTGTCTCTTGTTTATTTTGAGTAGATCGTGCTTCTGCAAGCTCTTCAATACTATCTCGATCAAATTCTATGGTCTTTCTTAAACTTGTTCCGTGAAAAGCATCTGCTTGATCTATTACATCCCAACCTTTTTCTACATATTTTGGATGTATATAATCTGTCCACTCATCACCCTGCTCTATAGCCCTTTCAAACTCTTTGTTATTTTTAACTATGTCCACTAAAATTTCGTTTTTATCATTAATAACTATAATGTCTCTCATGTCTCTCATACTAGTCTGGTCTAACGATTTACTAAATTCTTCCCATGTTTTAACAGCACTGTCTTTATGAAACGTAAGCACTTCAAAATCTTTTTCATTTATTCCTAATTGCTTCATTTCTTTTATCGCAGCAGAACGAGGTAGAAAAAACGACATTGCATCACCACCCGATATTCCTTCTCTAGGTATTAAACTAATTATAGAAGTATCTGCAGCTACGACTTTTTTTGGTAATGGAACTAATTCACTAAAAGGCACTACTTTTTTCATAGCCACAGCAGCAGCAGTTCCTGCTGTCTGTTTTAAAAAAGTTCTTCTAGTAGGGTCCTCTACCGTTTCTATTTCTTGCTCAAACGTGGTTTGCGGTTCTTGTAAATCCCTATCTCTAGATATCTCAATTTTATTTTCTGGGTGTATAACTACTTCAAGTTCGTTTTGTAAGGCTTTAATATTAGTAGTTTTTGATGGAAATGCTACACGTGTCCCAGCTGGCACTACTATACGATGTAGTTCACCGTAATTTTTATCTGCACGTGTATACCCTACGTCAGGGGCTAAACTTCCTGATACTTGCTTATTAAGTCCTGTAGTAGATGACCCATGATATATTACTAATGGCTCTTTTAGTGGGACAAATAGATGATCTATTTTAGTAATATCTCCCATAGAATTTTCTACCCACCTTTTTAATAATGTACGTTCTGAAGGGTGTAGTACGTCATACCCATGATCTTTAAGCAGTCTGCTATATGTATCACTTAAAAAGTCTAAATCTTTAGCTTCAGACATGATTTTTTCTAATGATAATTCACCAAAAGCATCAAGAGGAGTAGCGTTAACTTTTTCATTATTAGATTTTTGAAATTTTATTGTCTCTGGTGATAAGGGGTCAGCTTTATTATTTGTACTTTTTGCGTTTTGCTCAACAGTTTGATACACTCTAGGTACATCAATATTTACCGAATTCATATCTTCTTTAATAGTAGGTTCAGTCTTTATATCCTCCATTACATCTAAAGGACGTTTGTTATTTTCAGCATACACTTTTTCAAATTTATTACGTACAGTCTTGGCTGATTGTACAGTACCCTCAGCAATTTTTTGAGCACCTTTAAGACCACCTACTGCAACAGCACCTACTAAAAATTCATCTGAATCAGGTATTCTGCCATCTAAAGTTGCACCTACTGTAGTAAATGTACCTATTTCAGCTGCTGTGGTAGCTGTGGTAGGCAAAAATGTTCCGGGAAGTACTTTTTTAGCCAATGGTCCTACAACACTGCTAACTCCCCCAGTAGCAAATCCAGTAACGTACGATTTTAAACCTGCCATAGCGGTGCCTGATAAAGATTCCCAAAATCGTGAAAAACTATTAATATCCCCATTTTCATATGCATCAATCATTGCGTGACGCAATATTTCGGGCATTGCAAAGCCAGCTGCAAAAGAAAGAGGTACATTACCTGCTGAGCCAATACCTGTGGCTATCATTGCTGGAACAATAGCTGGCATATCACCTACTATAGTACCTATTGCTGAAGTGCCTTTTTGCAGCACCGTTTGATTAGGCATTTTTTCAACTCGTTTAGAAAACTCAGATTGTTCACTAACAGCTAAACTACTTACACTTCTTCCAAAACCAGCTTCAAAAAAATCATCTAATGTAAACAGGTCACGTGTAAATTGACCCCCATCCTCACCAAATGTTGCTCTAGCTTTGTCTACCATGTACTCTTGCAATGTAGAAGTATCAAAAGGAGCTATACCTAATGCTTTGTCTACATCATGATTAGACAACCCTTCAGCTGCTGCGTCTTTTCTAATTAAGCTTAAAGCTTCTTCGCTTGTATTAGAATCTAAACCGCTATTGTATATTTCTTTTAATATAGTAGTCATATATAACCTATTGAATACCAAATAATCTTTTTATTCTAGTAACAGTATCATCAGTTGGTTGTGAACTTGGGGTAGTAGCATCTGTAGGACGCATACTTTGTACAGCATCTCGTATTATATCCTTCGCTGACCGATGATATTGTTTAAGCTTTTTACCAGCATACTTTTCGTGATCAGGATTAAATAAATCCATAATATCTAAATTCTCATCTGCTTCAGCCTCTTCCATCAATCTTCTAAGATGTGCTTCAGCCTCCATATACAATTCTGCACCTTTAGGATCTTTAATACCTAACATTGGATTACCTTTTACTATAGCTTGTTTTTGAGCAGCTAGAAATAGCTTTTTTTGCATATTTAAAGGCTCTTTTAATTGTTTTAATAAGCTATTGTACATTGCTAAACTTATACCACCATCATTTAAACTATTTAATATGGATTCTTCTTGTAAAAATATATTTTCTCCATAAGTCTCTGGGTCACTTTTAATAAAGTCTATTTGCTCTTGTAGGTCTGTATACGCTACTAATTTTTCTTCCGTTGTAGTAGAAGTAGGCTTATTTAATGTATTTAAATGTTGCTTTAAAGTAGCTAACGTTCGTCCATCAGGTCTATTTCCATCACTATCTTCATATGTCCTCATTTCTTCAATAGTTACAGGTACCATAGGATCTAATATTCTATCCACCCAATAACTAGTTATTTCTCGTTGCTTATCACTGTGAGCTAATCTAGCAGCAGCTTCATTAGACCTTCTTTCAGATTGATACTGACGTATAGTTGTATTAGCGTATTTGGTTAAAGATTGTTTATTTTTAGCATCAATTATACCTTTAAAATACTCATCCCTAGTTGGATTATTCAATTCTTTAAGCATTTGTTGAGCTTGCACTTCACCAACATCTATTTGACCACGTATAGCATCATAACCTAATTCAAACAATTGTTTTTGCATCATCTCTTGTTTTAATATAGGGGGTAAATTTAAAGCGTTTATACGAGCTTTTGCAGCTTGCATAGTTAATTCTAAATTATTATAGTTATTATATACTGTTGACTTGTCATTTTGGTGAGCCTCATCATTAGATAACAATAAGCGTTTATCTCTAAATACACTATCTTGGTTAATTTCTCTAGCTCTAAATGTACCCATCATAGTACGCAAACCCATACCAACTTTATCTGCAGCTAATTGACTAGGAGCATTAGTTTGCGCTAAGGCTATTTCATCTAACATTTCTTGGTGTATCACTGGAGCAATATCACCATCAGTAGTGCGTCTTAAAATATTAGCACGTTCAGTCATTTTAGCTCTAGTTGAAGATAATAATTTATTAGAATATATTTGAGCTTCTTGAGCTATTTTAGTTTTAGTCTCTTTTATTGCCCAATCACTTATATTTAAACCACCTTGAGCCATTTGTCTAGCTTCTAAACTACCAAATGCTGCAGGTGTTGCACGAGGCATAGCCATGCCCTGAGGTCCTGGAATAGTAGCTACTCGTCTATATGTAGGTATTCTAGCCATTATATCACCTTATTTTAATTCCTCTACTTGCTACATCATATGCGCTAGCTGTCTGACCGACACCTGTTAATAAAGTAGTGCCTGCACCCATAGTTCCAGCTCTAGCTGCTGATGCACCTTCCATCTCAGATAACCCAGCTTGTGCCTCGAAACCTGTGGCTTGCGTATCCCCACCATATATTATAGCTTGCGCATCTAGTTCTGCTTGCTCAGCTGAAGACTCTAAAAATAATAATGGTGTGCCTTCTAAAGCTACACCCCCTTTAGCAAACCCTGTTCTAGCTGCAGCACGTTGAGCTGCACCTTGTTGTCTCTGTTTATCAGCATCAAATTCAGCTTTTTGCTTAGCAGCTATAGCCTGATTTCTTTGAACTGCAGCATTATAATTCGCGGAAGCTTGAGTTGCTTTGCCTTGTTGTCTCGTTCCTAATGCACTTAAAAGTGTACCACCTATTGAAAATGCTGCAGCTACCTCTGGTCCAAAACACATAATATCACCTAATTGTTAGTGTTAATCCTAGTAATTAATGAAATAATATTTTGTGGTAATGGTTGTGTTTGTTGTATTTCAATATTACCACTAGTTTCATACCCATGCGGGTATGGTAATCTTTTATCGCCTGTAAATAACGTAGGTGAAGAATCCATTGGATCTGAACTATCTCTAAACGGCACTATGTCAAGTGTTTGTCCTTCTGAACCAGCCGTCATTCCTAATGACCTATATAGTCTTACTGTTAATTCATTAATACGTTTAGTTTTAGATTGTGCAGTACCATCAGCACTACCTGCTTCTAAATTTAAAGTAACTAATTTAGAAGTATATGGTAATCCTACATGTACTATACTAGCTTTAGTTGATAAAGTGATAGCTCCACTAGCTACCGTCTTATCTGGTTGTACAGCACCATCCCCTAATATACTTACTACTTGTCCTTCTAAATGATCTAGCCCAGTAATAGAAGTAGTTTCTAATCTAGCATTACCACCTGATATATATGCAGTATGACTAGTACCATCTTCTGCATGGCGTATGCTACCACCAGAAGTATATGTACCATACCCACTACTATCAATTCCAGATAATTCAAAAGTATTAGTAGTTTTATTAGCTACGGTAAACACTAACCCATTTACTTGAGTCATTCCAGCAACACCTGATATATATATTTTTTCACTATCAGTAAGACCATGAGATGTAGCAGTTACTACTGCCGGATTTGCTTTTGTAATTGCTGTAATACTAGCTGATATTGCATTTTGATCTGGAACTAAAGAAAAACTGTTAGTACCTTTACTTGCTACTATAAAACTACGATTATTAAGCTCAACCATGCCTTTTATATCACGAATTTTTACACTATCCTCATTACTTAGACCATGAGAGCTAGCCGTAACTACTACTGGATCAGCAGCTGTTGTTGCTGTAATAGTAATAGGGGTATTAAGTGATAACCCACTATCTATAAAAAAAGCTTGTTCTCTAGTTTGAGTAAGTTCTAAACCGGTTGTAATTCTTTCAACATACCTTCTATCAGCCCCATTTACATATCGTTTTACAGCAATATACACTTCGTCAATACCTGCCCCATCGTCTGCAGTTGCTGGTATAATCGCTACTGATTCTACCATAGCTTGAGTGCTTGCCGTGTCTGATGCTCCGCCTAAAATGTGCCGATGCCAAGCAATTACTTCTTGATCTCTTTGATATGTCATACCTAATAAAGTACCATCAGTAACTACGCACCAAAGTACTGAATCTGGCTCTTGTTGATAATCATACTCAACTATACCTGTTTTAGTAATATGCTCAGCTAAAAGCGTTAAATCTGGAGCAACGTAAGTATCTGACTCAAATTTATACACAAATTCACGAATTTTACGTTTTGCTCTTTGTAAAAATAACACTACATTAGAAACTCGTAAAGCACCTACTAAAGCACCACCAAACGTAGTATGTCTAACTACACGAACGTTAGAAGGTGTAAGAGCTTCATCTTCTGAAGAAGCTGAAACAATAAATTCACCGCCAGCAGTTCCTGCTATTAAAACAGGGCCAGAATTTAACCACTGAATAGCATTTACTTGGTCCGTAGCTATAGTATACACCATTGCATCATCAGCAGCAGTTCCTGCTAAATGATTAGTATAATCTCCAGAAACACTAAAAGCCATTAATTGAGGATACTCAGGCGGACCTGCCCATACTAAACGTTGTTCATAAAAAGCTACCGTTTGTGGGAAATTATCAGTATAAAAATACCCTAATGCCCAACTAGTTACAGATGAAGTATCAGCAAAATCCGTTTGTGTAGTACATGCGACTACAGTAGTACTAGTAATAGAGTTTATTTTAGCATGAGAAGTAGTAGATCCTTGTTTTATTTGAATAATTCTATCTACATCGCTTGCTATAAATCCAGACCCCCCATTAATACCGGTAGTAGCTGAAGCAGTAATATTTACTGAACCAGAAGTTCCAGAAGGTGTAAGTGTGGTAGCAGTGGTATTAGCCGTTAACATCGGACCAGCAAGCAATTCATACTCAGCAAGAGTCCAAGACGTATGACCTGTTCTTGATAAAGTTCTAGGCTCATGATTTTTATGAGCAATATACATAATATCTGCTGATTGAGTAAATTGTAATTCAAATAACTCAGCTTCAAGATATGGAGATGTAATTGTATAAATTCTAGCAGCCGTTCCTCCTGATGAATATGCCGTAAATCCTGAGCTATTTACGTCTACACTTAACATATCTTGTAATTCAAAAGTATTAGTGGTTTTATCAGCTACTTTATAATGTTTTCCATTTAATTCCGTCATACCTACAACAGAATCAATATATACTTCATCACCATTGCTATACCCATGCGAACTAGCTGTTATAACACAAGGATTTGCAGCAGTAGCACCACTAATAGTTTTATTAGCCTCGTGTATTTGACCTTGATCTTTATAAAAACGTATATATTGATTACCAAATTCTAGTATATACGCTTGCGTTACTGAAAATTCAAAACTTATTAATCTTACTTTGGTTGTATTAGTTTTTACTTCGGCTATAAACTTTGAGCCACCTCTTCTTACTACTCCACCCTGTGGATTTACAGTCATATTTTCTAAAGTTTTACACCCATTAGCATATTTACCTACATCGATTCTAGAATGTAACCTTGGAGATATTTCTCCAGCAGTGAAATTAGTTTGGATATATGTTGCCTTAGTCATGCCGTATTAGTCGCAGTTGCTGTTATTAATCCTACTCTAGCATTTAACCATGAATCAGCCTCTATATTGTCTGGAGTACCTTCTACTGCATCCATAGATCGAGCTTCTGCAATTTTGCTAGCATATAAATCAATCATAAGTTTGGACATATTAATACTATCAGCAAGTGGTATTGCTAATTCAGCAGCTAATCTAGATGCTAACGCTTCAGTAAACAAACTATCAAATAAAGTTGGGTCCGTTACTTGTGATAGATACCGTACTTTAACTGAATCACTATCAGCTAATAAAAAACCATTTTCAATTTTAAATTCAGCAGTGCTAGTTAAGTTAGTCTCTAAAATCCTTAAACTATCTGTAGGTATAGCAAATTGGTAAGCAAAATCATAAGAAGGCGTAACAGTGCTTAAAGCTAATTCTACTCTTTTAATAGCAAAATTCCAAATATGAGAACGTATTACAGCATCCCTAGTAGGTGCATAGTGTAAATTACATAACCTTGCAGCCTTACTATTTTCTGTAAGGCTGATAATTTGTTCTTCACCAATTTTTGTTAAAGCTAGGTTGCAAACTTGTACTTCTGAAGCCATTATTAATCTCCAAATAAGAAATAGGGGGGTATTATCCCCCCTAAATCTAGTTAGTCAACAACGTAGGTAATTAACCAAGAAATATCTCCAGCCGTGTCACCAGCAGCTTGAGATTCAATTCCTATAAGGTAATGCCCTCCAGGATCAGTACTATCTCCTGCATCTTCATAGACCTTTTGGCCCATCAAGTTAATATTGCGAGCTTCAAAAGCTAGCTCTGTACCAGTAGTTACTGCAGCCCTCATGTCAGTTGTAGCACTTGCATAACAATCAACGTCTTTTGCAGTTACGTTGCCATCAGCAGTGTATAAACCTACATGAAGAGTATGCGTTGAGCCAGAATCAAGATCATCATTAAAAATCTTAATACTAACTACTGCAGCATTAGTAGGAACCATGCATAACATGATTGTATCACCTGCACTTAAATCTCCAGCAGCAGCAGCAATTGTGCCACATGCAACACGCATCCTACCGTGAACATTTTGAGCATCGTTCATAACAGGCGGTTCTGCTAGAAAATTAGTGACTTGGGTACTATTAACGTTCGCCATTATTTATCTCCTCTTAAGTTGGATCACATTCAATATAGCCCACTAACTCTTCTTGCATTCGGGTAGACCCAATTGCCATAGAGTAGAAGACTTGCGTAGCGTAGTTCTTATCGTCACGCTCTGAAATTTTAGCCATAGGATCTTGACCAACACCTAAAAGGATACCTTTCTTTTGAAAAAATAGCACTTTATGATCAGAATTAGAATCTACACCTATTAACTCAGTACGGAGAAACCTAAATCCTAAAAAGGTGTCAACTTCACCGTTAACAAGAGCCTTAATAGAATTAAAGTCGGATGATGTAACTTCAGTTTGACCTAACAAATTTTGAAGTTGCTTTGCATTTAAAACACAAAATCGCTCATCATCATCTGCTTCGTTAGCATCAAGAACTTGTTTTGCAGCTCTTAATTTGCCAACATTAAGGCCAGTGTCAGCAGCAGGTGAAATACCTACTTGAACATCAACCGTATTGCCAGCAGTGTACGAAGTACTAGTAGACCCATCTACTCCTGTAAAAGCTGTGCCATCAGCAGCAGCAATTATAGCTTCGTCCATAGCTCTACCCATAGCATTTGCTGCAGCTTGAGAATATGGAGAAGTTGGATCAATAAGCATCCGTACTCTATCTTCGTTATCAATTAAATCGGCCCAATCATAGTCCGTTAAAGAAACCCTACGTCTTGCGTGTGGGGTATCCATTCTTGGAGTATCGGCATGTCTTGACGTTCTTTGTCTAGCAGCCGTTTTTCCGATTTGCTCAAAGAATGCATTTTTACCTACTACAGTTTCAACTGTAACCGCACTACGTAAACGTGACCCTTTTTGTTGTGCAAGATGTTGCACGTTTGCAGAATATTGCTCTACAAAAGCAGTAGTAATTTGTGTGCTCATTGCGCACCCCTTTCAAAAGTTAATTTCAAAAACCTATCTAAAGGGTATCGAAATAATCGGCCTTTTTGATTGGCGATACGCTACATAGGCGTTTAAAAAAACGGTATCTACAGTAACGCCTTAATTACATTATACACTATGAAAGTCTATTTGTCAAGATAGTGGCTCTGGATGTTTACGAGACATTAAATCTTGAACTTTTTTAACTAATGCAGGCCTTTCTAGACTATTTTCATTCCAATAGTCAGGATTAGCCATAATAGACTTTATTTCAGTATCTAATTGTTCTGGAGTAGAAGACCCATCATTACCAGCCTCTAATTTGCCCTCTCCAATCATACCTTCACTAATTTTATGAAATATTTTTATCATTGAAGGATGATCACCTAAACCAGTAGACTCTAAATACTCTACAAATTCTTCATCAGCAAATTCAGATAAAGCAAATTGTGAAGATTGTAAATTTTTGTCATATGCTTCACCCCAATCAGATTTTAAAGCATTAAATCCCTCTTTTTGATTTTGAGCTGTTATCTCTTCTGCTTGTTTAGCCGTATCTGCGTTACCTTGCATATACCATTCATGTAATTCAGACGCTTGAGTAGACGATAAACCAATCTTATGGGATACTTCTCGAAATGATTGTTCTCTATGAGACACATATTCTTGCAAATTATCGGGTACTTCAAATGACTTAAATTGATATTCTTCGTTAGTTGCAGGCCGACCTAATTTATTATAAAACTCAGCCCTTTCATCCTCGTTATCGGGTACTTTTAATTCAGGCTCTTTGCCCAACATTGACACAGCATTTAAATGTCCTTTTGCAAAACTTTCCATAGAAGTATACTTTGCAAAGTTAGGGTTAGACCTTAAATCCTCTGGTAAAGAAGACTTCCAATCACTTTCTGTGGGTGCTTCTTCAACTGTGGGTGTTGTTGTAGGTGGTGGTGTTGTAGGTGCTTCTTCAACTGCTTGAACTTCTTCACTCATCTTGTATCTCCTGTGCTATTTGCACGAAATCTTCTGGTTTAAATTGTAAAATTGACAGGATGCGGAGTGCTTCATTTCGTGCTCCTTCATTAAATGCCGTATAATACGGATCACCATTGAAAGTCGGCTCAAGAACATGAGTATTTTTAAGGATATCGTAAAGCACACGTTTTCCTTCGGGCGAGTTAAAAGCAATACTATAATCTGTTTTTAACTGCTTAACTTTATTGAGGGGTAAAGGCACTAGAAGCTCCAGCCAGTTTTTGTATAGCCCCTGCCCCAGTATCAGCCATATCAGCCATTTCTGCCATCTGAGCCATCTGTTGTTGTTGTTGTTGCGCTTGAAGAATTGCTTGTACTTCTTCTTCAGATTTAAATAGCGAACTTGGTACTCCAAATAAATCTCCTAACCACCTCATAGTGTCTGGTCCATTTAATACATTAGCTGTAGAAGGATCAACTTGGAGTACTGGGCCACCAATTTCAAACACTCTCATTAAACCATTAGCCTCAACTTGCCTTTGTGCACGTGCTAAAGGTGATACGTACTCTACATTGTAATCAGCTTCTTGTAGCTCAGGTGGTGGAGTGGGCAGCTTACCTGACCTACCTAAAATA